AAGTCGCCGCCGCACTCGCAAAAACTTGCGAATTCCCCCGCGGCGTTCAACGTTGAACGGAACGTGTCAATAGTCAAATTGCACAAAAATATAACATTATATTTGTGCATAATTTTAGGCAAGAAAAAAGCGCCGCCCTTTGTACGGGGCGACGCCTTATAACACATAGTCTATGTGCCTATAACGTGGTAACTATTCTTCTAAGTAAAGTTCGCTAACGTATACATTAGCGCGGTTGTTTGCTGTTGTAATTTGTAAGGTCGTTATCTGTGCGCCGCTTAATGGTGCGTTTACTGTTACGGGGTTTGTTGTGCCTGTGCCCGCATATGATGTATAATTGCCGCCGTCAATTCCGACATCTAATCGCACGGGGCAATTTGCGTCAACAGTTCTGCCGACAAGTACTAACTTGCTAAAGTTTCCAATGTTTATAGCGGGTGTGAGTATTGCGAATTGATTGCTTGCCGATATATCAAGTTTAAGTTCGTTGCCTACCTTGCTTGTGGGCGCGCCCGATATGTTAATATCTGTGCTAACTTCGCCGTTTCTTACAAGGTAGTATGTGCCCGCAACGGGTGAATTAACAGCGGGTAACGATAAAATTTTAGCCATATTGTCACGCCCCTTTCTACACTACCCAAAGAGTCGCTACAACGTCGGCGGCGGGCGCTTCGATAGTGTAAGTAACAGTGCCCGCACCAACAGTTACAGCGCTATACGGGATAAATGTGTCATTGAAGAAAAGTAACAGTTTAGCGCCTGCCGTGATAGCCGCGTCGGTAAAGGTTACGCTTGTTGCGCCTGCAAGTACAGTCTGTGTAAGTTCAACGCCCGTGTCGCCAATTGGCTTTGCATTAACTTCGTTAATAGCCGATACAAGGTCGGTTTTGTCGGTAGTGGTTAACTGTGTAAGGTCGCCAATTGCTGTATTAGCGGCTGTTGCTTTGGTGTCTGCAACGCTTGCCGCTGTTCCTGCGGCATCTGCGCTTGACTGTGCGGCGCTTGCGGCTGTTGCCGCATTGCCTGCGGTAGCAAGTGCGCTGTTCGCGTTAGTGTTGGCGGTATTTGCCAAAGTAGCCGCGTCGCTTGCGGTACTTGCCGCATTGCCTGCCGCTGTGATAGCGCTGTCGGCTTTGGTGTCTGCCGCGCTTGCGGTAACGCCCACGCCTGCGATAGCGGTATCAATCTTTAACATATCGCCGTTGTAGTCGCCCAAAAATGTGGGCTTGTCGCTTCCTACGAACTGTGATAATTCATAATTTGATGTGTGGTTAGTGTGCATATTATGCCCCTTTCTTTATGCCGCAATAAATTGCTTTGCATAAAAATCAAATAAGTACGCCGTCAAGTTCAACGCGTTGAACGCGTCGGCTGTAAGTTCGGCGGCGTCAAATTCTGTCGCCGTGATAGCGTCGTCGGTGCTGTGCTGTGCAATGTCTGCTATTACGTTGCATATCGTGTCAAGTTCGCCCGTGTAAGGGTTGCGGCACTTGTTGCCAATTAAGCGGGCTTTTGCACTTGTATCGAATTCGTAAGCCGTGAAATTCAAGGCGTCAAATTCGGTCGCTGTAAGCCCCATAGTGTCAAATTCTGCCGCGGTAAGAGCATTTACCCTGCCCGCGTCGTAAACGTCGTATATAAGCGTTACAAGGTCGGTTTTGTAGCCCTTAACAACGTTGTATACTTCGGGCAACGTCCATTGCAAATTGTCAATTTGTGCCTGCAAGTCGTTAATTGCCGCGAACGCCAATTCTGAAAGTGATACAATTTGTGTATCGGTGTAAGACTTGGAAAGGTCGTAGAAGTTTGTAACAGTTTCGGCAAGCGCCTGCAATGCGTTGTTGACGGCGACAATGTCGGCTTTGATTGCTTCAATTTTCGCGTCGTATTCAACCATAGCGGCGTCAATGCCTGCTTTAACGGCGGCGTCGATTTCTTTTTCGAAGTCATCAACCTTTTTATTCAACGCGTCAAACTTCGTAAGCACGTCGTCATATTGGGCTTCTAACTTTTCAACAAGGTTTTCAATGCCGCTGTATTTTTCGGACAGTTCCCGCACATAACGCAACAGTTCGCGCAAGTCGCCGTCGTAATTGCTCACGTTCGGGAAGTCGTACTTTGTGGGTGGAAAGAAAGCCATTTAAACCCCCTTTCTAATATATCGCGCACATAAGATTGTCGCTAAAATCTAAAGCGATTATGCGGTATATATTCGCTTTGTTTGCTTCTAATTCTGATAACAATAAATCCTGCGCGGGCGTCCTACGTCCCTTTTCGGTTTCGGTGTGCCCGTCGGTTACTGTGTCCGCGCCGCTGTCGGCGTGGGTCTGTGTGCCCGTGTCGTTTGTGAAGTCATCGTCTGTGGTTGTAAAGTTTTGGTCGCGCATTGCAAGCCCCGTTTCATTGTCGGCGCTTACGCTGTGTTGTGCTGTGATGTCGCCCTGCGCAAACTTGCGCTGTAAATTATCGGTGCGCGTTGTGGTCTTTCCGTATTCGGTTTCGACTTCCCCGTCATAGCGGCGTTCAACGTTGAACGCTTCAAGCCCGTTATATTCTGCCATAAGTGCGTCAAGGTCGCGGGCAATTTCGCGGGCTTTTACCTTGAAAAAGTTAACCGCCATTATTGCGAAAAAACTTGTGTCCATATAGCGGGGTGTTTGTGCGCCGCATTCTTTGATAATTTCAAGGGCTAACACGTTTTTATCAATACGCGTGTCAAGGGCGGCTTCCGTCATTATCTGCGTTAGATAATCCATTGTCGTTGCTGTCGGGTTCTTCAGTTTCCATATGTCCGTCAGTTCGATTAAGTTCATTATTGCCCCTTTCCGCGCCGATAAACTTAACGCTAAATTCATTATCCATGAAAAAGTCGCTGTAAAGCGCTTTTACCTTGTCAATGGTTCTGTTAACATTTTCCTGCCATAATGCGATAGACGCATATATTTCGGCGTCGTTGGCTTCGACTTCGCTTGTAATAAGTCTTTCGCGCTTGTCTGTGTTTGCGTTGTTGATGCCTATGCCCGTTAAAAATTCGTCAATGATTGAACGCTTTGCCGCCTGCACGTCAAGCGCAACAAAGTTTTCTTTTACGGGTGTTTTGAGCAACGGCAAGTCTTTTGCCTGCGGGTTGTACTTGCGTCCCATTTTGTAATAGACGGCGGGTGCGCCCGACATGACGCGGTTAAATAATTGTTTCATGTTCTGCACGTCGCTGTCATTCTCTACGCCGAAAATCCACGGGGTACGGGTAACAAACAAGTTTGTATCGATGCCCCCGTCACAGTTTGCGAGTTTTTCCGCGTATATGTCAATGTAAGACTGTACGCCGCTACCATAATAACAGTTCGGAAAATCCGCGCTATCAAGATAGACTATTTCGCAATCTTCGCCGATTGTTCTTTCGGGTATGTCCTGCGCAAGTTCGCCCGTTGCTTGTACTGTGATAGGGTAGTGCCATTTATTGCGGGTCTTAATGCTGTAAGCGAACGGCACAACCGCGCCGCCTAATTCCGTAACGCCGATGCCGCCGCCCCACAAAAGGACAGCCCGCACAAAATCAATAGACCATTTATCGGGCACTTTGATTTTTACACTACCCAAGAACAGACGCCACAAAAGCGTTCTGTAAAAATCTGTTCGAAGCGCGTTTTGTGCTTTAACTTCTTTCGCTTCGATTGCGTATGCTTCTTCGTACGCCTTGCGGAAATTGTCAACAATTCCCTGCTGTGTAAGTTTTTTATTCGACATAAATGCCCCCATTTAAAAGGTTGTTAAACTGTCGTATTTCGTCGGACGTTCCGACAAAAGAAACGGACGCGTTAGCCGCTTGAATATATCCGTTTCCGATTGTGATAACTTTGGCGCAAGGTCTGCCCGCAATAGCCGCCAATGATGCGGGGTCGATGTTGCTGTCGGCTTCAACCTTAACAACATATAAATCGCCGTCCGCGTCACGTAATGCCGCCAATGCGCCCGCGCCGCCAAAACTTCCGAAATTGTTAACGGGCGGTATATCAACAGCGCCCTTAATAGCGCCAACCAAAGCGCCCACGCCTGCCGCTACAAGCGTCGCTTTTGAGAATAATGCCGCGCCCGCCGCCATTGCCGCGGTAGCCGCCGCGCCGCCGCCCATAGCTGCGTTAGAAGTGATAACACTTTGCTGTGACTGTCTGCCGCCTAACGGCATATTGATTTTAAGGTTAGCGCCATAGATGCCGACGGGCACTTTGCCAATTCTTACGAACACGGCAAATTGTCCCGTGATGCAATCGGCGCTGTAAGTCAAGTAAACTGTCGCCTGCCCGTGTTGTGCGTATTCTGCATAGATAAGCGCTGTCGGTAATGATACAACGCCGCTGTACGGCACATTTAGATAATAGCGCACGTACTTTTCACTAAAGCGAAAATCCAAATTCGACGGCAGGGGTACAACAATATTTGTATTAAACTGTTTCGGTACGGGGCGCTTGATGATGTTTTTGTCGGCTAATTGAATTCCCCACACTTCGCAATAATGATGCGTTTCTATCGCGTGACATACGGGCACGTTATACGGGATATAATAACTTTCGCAAACGGCGTCCCACGGCGACCCGCTTTTTAAATCTTCAACAAAGGTAAGGTCGGCAAAGCGCTGTAATACTTCGTTATTGCTTCCCACGTCGCCGTATAAAATATCAATGCCGTTTAACTGTCCCACGTTAGTTATAAGCCCTAAGCATTCTGTAAAAGATATATTGCCTTGTGCGTCAACGGGGCGTAAAACAAGCGGCGTGCGGCGTTCTGAATATACGCTTACTACGTCGCTACCCGTCGTGATGCGGTCATCGTCAAGCCAAATATCATAGCCATAACTTGCGGCTAACGCATAGACCGATTGCCCGCGTACGGCGTCAATGTGGCTTGCAAGCACGTCACATTCCAAGTGTAGTAAATAGGTATTCTGCGCTATACTGTCGGCGCTTCTTACCCAATAATAACGGGCTGTAAATTCAATATAGCAATAATTGAAATGAAAAGCGCCTGCGGCGTGTACTTCGATTGTGGGGTTTAAGATTTCGGTATCGTCCTTAAACAAAATCGTTAATGTGCTTGCGGCTGTGTCGGGCTTCTTGGTGCTGTTCTCACGTTTTGCAAATTGGTAAAATCGTGCTTGCATTGTCGCCCTTTCCGCGTTCAACGTTGAACGCTAAAAATGTTTCACGTGAAACATTCGGGCGGCATAACCGCCCGTAACGTTCACGCTTGATAAGAAATATAACACCTTGGGGTAAGGTAAGTGTTAATCAAGTAAGAATACAACGCCGTTTTCGGAAAGGTCGTTGAACCATAACTGTTCTGCAAAGTGGAAAGTGTTATAGTAGCGTCCCCTTGCGTTAATCGGGGTTGTAAGGGTTTCTTCTTCGCTTCTGTGCGCACCAAGTGCGTACTTGTCAAAGATAAAGCCCATAATGCCGCTAATTGTCACGTCATCTGTGCCGCCCTCGCCGTCATCAACAGTCACGATGATAGTGTCGCGGTTGCTTTCGCCCTGCCAATAAGGAACTTCGATAAATTCGCCAAGTGAAACAAGTTCTTTGTGGTAAGCCTGATATTGTACGACGTGCTGTAGTCTGCTTTGGAAAAGGTCATAAACCAAGAAGCGCTGTTCGCCTGCGGGTGTGTGGCGTTCTGCTTCTTCTGCGTTGTATGAAACTGAAAGATTTCTTAAACGCTTGGAAACAAGTTCCATAGTGCCTGCCGCATATGCAAGGAATTTTTCGTCAAGCAATGCTTCTGCGGCTGTGATGCTTCCGCCACTTTCGGTGTTGTAATCGGTAAGTAAGTGTACAATCTGATTATCTGCCGCATTAGCGATATAGTTAGCGATTGCAAGGCGTGCAAGGTTTTCTGTTGCAAACTCAATCTTATTGCGCATTTTGCCCGCAACCATACGCGCCCACGCGACGAAAGCGCTTTCAGAAAGGAATGCGCCCTTGAGAAGTTTCTTTGCGGTAGTGATAAAGTTTGAATATGTTGTGCGCTTGATAAAAAGTTTCTGTCTGCCGACGGGCTTACGCACGATATATTGGTCAACGCTCTGCCCGTCCTCGATTTCGAATGTTTCGTCGCTTACGAAGTCGGGGACTTCGGCGTCGATTTTCTGCACGATTGCGCCCCATTCAGAACCCGACAACATAAGGTCTTTTAACTTGCTGTCGTAGTTTCTGAAAGTGTCATAGGTAGTAGCAACACGTAACAGATAGGTATTTAAAAATGTTTCGGTAGCGTCCGAACTTGATAACACATTGTTACCAAAGTCAACGAAAGACGCGGTATCGACAACGGCGACATCGTCTTTACCCGTTGCCATTTTGTGAATTTCGTTAACAATTGCGTACGCTTCATTGTTAATGTACTGTGTGTTAGTAGGCATTTATTTGCCCCCTTTCTTATTGGTTGTAAAACCTAATAGCGACGCGAATACTTCGTCAACATCTGCGCCCTTGTCTGCGCCCTTGCTTGCTTCGCGGTTTAATTGGTCGGCGGCATAGTCGCGCACTTCTCTTTTAATCATTTTGCGTAGTTCAACGTTGAACGCGTCGGGATTTTCGGGTGTTGCCCGTTTCGCTTCGTCTGCGCCTTGTTTTGCCGTGTCGGGTGTCGGTGTGGTATTTTTATCGTCAACAGAATTAGAAGCGGCTTCTTGGGGCTGTTTGGGGCTGTTTTCGGGGTCTGTGCCCGCGTCGCCCTGCGTGCCCTGCTGTTCATTGGTTATTGCTTCAAGTTCTTCTCGCATTATCTCTTTTATCATATCTCTAAAGAATGCCATGTTAAAGTGTCCTTTCTTAAAGGGTGGGGCGCGTTAGGGTGGCAAGCCCGCCGCCCCGCTTCCGCGGGTAGCCTATTGCGGCGTGTAAGCGCCCCGTATTAGTGGTTACACTTCCACGGGATTATGTGGGGTTGTCGATGATGTCCTGCAATTTATAAAGGGTGTGCGCATTGTCGGCGTATATCATGCGTTCTTGCTGTGCCTGCCGAATAGCAACACGCCACCTTGACGCGAAAAGCCCGCGGCTTTTTTCGTCGTACATTTCTTTGCAAGTTTCCTGCCCCACGCGGGCGTAAAGTTCGCCCGTTGCCTTATGACTATATATCGTTATATCTTCTACACATACAATCGGGGTATATTCGGTAAGTGGTACTTTGTGCTTAACAAGCGTCAAATTGTAATCGTTAAACTTGTTGTTAAGATTAACGTTTTCAATATGCTTGTTGCCTCGCAATGCCTTATACAAAACTGTTTCGCGCTTTGCTTCGCTTACGCCTGCCGCGTCGCACAATTCAATATAAATGCTTCGTTCGGGAATTGTGACGCGCTTTTGTCCCGATTTAAGCATACTTTCAATTACGGGGATTAAGCCCCAATAATAAAGTATGTCGCTATCAAGGCGAAATGCGTTAGCAAGGAAAAACACGCGAACGGGCGGTTGTCCCTCGATTTCACGATTTCGGTTAATAGTTTCATAAGCCTGCGAAAATAAGTAGCCTGCGTTCTTTATTTCGGGCGTTTTGCGTACCCTTTCGGCGGGTGCGAATTCGTCGAAAATAACGTCGGTGTAATCGCTAAAATCAGAGCCGCGGACGTTGGCAAACGTCGCAAGGGCGCGGGCGCTTCCCAACACTTCGCCGTCATCAACAATGTTGTACGCTTTCGACTTCGGCACGGGTTCAAATTTTACGTTCCAATTTTCGCGGGCATTAAGTTTCTTGTATGGGTTGTCTTCGTCGGTCGCGCATATGTCAAGTTCCGTCTGCGTTAGCCGCATATAGATATACTTGCCGCAAGCCTGCGCGGTAAAGTCTTCGTGTTGATGCAATAACGCGCCGTACGTCTTACCCGTACCACGCGCCCCGATAAAGAAATTAAACGCACATAGGGAACGCTTTCCGCGTTCCCATACGTTGACCCATTTTAAATTGCTTGTTTCTGAATGTTTCACGTGAAACATTTAGCCGCGTTCAACGTTGAACGCTTATTTGCTCTTTGCTTCCTTAATGCGTAAGGAAAGAAATTCGCGTCCGCTTGCGGTCGGTGCGCTTACGACTGTAAAAGCGTAGTGCTTCTTGTCATCGTCCTGCATAAGTTCGATAAGGTTTTCGGCGCTTCTGTAAACAGTCGCGCTGTTGCCGCCGAATACTTCGCCGCCCTCTGCGAAAATGTAGGCATAGCGCTTTGCTTCGCCCGTTTCGCGGTCGGGTTCTTCGATAAGGGCAACGCCCTTAACGGGAATGTCCTTGCCGACAGCCGCTTTGAATGACTGTGAACTTTCGGCGTTGATAATGTCAAGTTTGGTAACGTTGATGCTTTCAAGAATTTTCTTCATGTGAAATTGTCCTTTCGTGTGTGATTGATGATTATGTTGCAAGGCATATAACAAGCGGCGGGCGGGTCTACCCGCCGCGGGTTATCAATTAAATGGTAATTGTAAATGCAACGTTAGCGCCGTCGGGAAACGCTTCTTTTGCGTCGGGGTTGGCTTCTAACTGTTTGCGGATATTGTCAAGGATTGCGTCGATGTCCCAATCGTCGCCTGCAAGTTCCCAAGTGACATTGATAAGGGTCTGCGCTTTGCCTTTCTTGGCGGGTGCTTCGCCTGCGCCGTCGCCGTCGCCTGCTTCGCCGTCCACGGGTTCGCCTGCGGTTTCGCCCTTAAGGGCTTTCTTTTCTTCGGCAATGTTGGAAAGCATTTCGCGAAGTGACATATTGGCACATTCGTCTTTAAGGGTGTATGTGTCGGGGTTGCCGTACTTCTTAAAGACGGCTTCAAGGTTTCCGACAGTCGCGCGGGACATTCCGAACTTGTCGGCACAAAGGTCATACAAGGACTTGTGACCCGTGATTTTCCACGCCTTAAGGTTACGTAAACGGGCAACGTCGCCCACGATGTCAAGGTAGCCGCGTCCGATGCTTACAACCTTGCTACTAATGCGGTCGATAGCGGCGTTAATTTCGGCTTCGTCCTTGGTGTTAATAACTTCGCCATTGAGCACTTCAACGGGTGCTGTGGGCTGTTCTGCGGGCTGTGCCGCGGGTGTTTCGGGTGTCTGTGCGGGCTGTTCGCCTGCGGGGTTCTTCTTAACGTTTTTAGGCATTTTCTTGCCACCTTTCTGTAATTGGTCTTTACGTGAATTGATAATAGTCTGTACGGCGTTGCGCATATCGTCATTAAACGCGGGCGCTTCGTCCATTACAACGTGATAAAAGTCTGATAACGCGTCACAGTCTGCGGGTTCTTTGCAATTGCCTGCGGCTTCGCTTACAGTTTTGCGAAGTTCTGCGAATTCGTCATCGCTAAAAAGTACGCTTTCGGCGTCAAGATTGAACATGCTTTCTACAAAACTATCAATGTGCTTGTTGTCGGCTTCCTGCTTGGGCGCGGTCTTTCTGCCCTTTTTCCAACCGCCGTTTGCGCTTGCTTTTGCCATTTCAACAGCGGCATTCTTTGCGATGATAGCGTCGTGCAAATTAAGTTCGATTTCTGCGAAATATGCGGCGATTGCGGCGTCCTGCTTGTCGGTTAAAAGTTCCTTTGTGCGGTACAAAGTTTCCATTGCCTTACATTCCTTAATTGTCTTAATAGGGCAATCGGTAAAGCAATCTTTCATTTCGTTGTAGTACTTCTTAAATTCTGCGTTCTTCATAGGTTTGTTTCCTTTCGTGTGTTGTGTGTTGGTGTGTTAGTGTGTAGGGATTTCCCCCTTTGCATTTCGGCAATTATATCATATAACGCAAGCCTCCAATTGTCAATAAGGAATTTAAACTTTTTCCGTTCAACGTTGAACGCTACATAAAGACTGTTTCGCGCATTTCGATTAAGCGGGCGTATTCGTCCGTAATGCCTAACGTGTATGTGGTAGGAACTAACGCGACGTTGCTTGTAAGTTCGATTGCGTGCCCCTTGTAGGTCGTGAGCACATAACGCACTTCGTCGTCATATTTGGCTTCTAATCGCCCGCTGTCGTCAGTGTCAAAGATTGCCTGCCGCGATATGTCTACGTTGCCCGCGTCGAACGCTACAAGCCCGCCGTGGGCATTTAAATAGGCGGCGCCTTTCGACTTGTTAAGCCCTGCCACAGTCACGCCAATATGCCCGCGCTTTTTGGGCTTGTTACAATCGTCGTAGGAATAGCGATAGGCGTACTTCTTCGCCCCGTGGGTTATGAATGCGCTATAAGCGGCGTCGGTTTCCCATATGCCAAGTATAGACGTCTTTCCGTTAACTGTGACGGGTTCAACGCCGCGGCTTTTGCCGTATGCGATTATTTCCGCGTTCAACGCGTTGAACGCTGTTTCGTAGTCGCCCATGTATTTGACGCTGTCCGTATCGGTATAAACGCCGTCGATGCCTACCAAGTCAAGCCCCGCTTGCAACGACTTGCGGGCATTGGCTGTAACGTAAATGCCATGTTGGTATTGTAAAAAGGAATTACGCGAACTGTAATATTTGGCAAGTTCCTGCGCAACGGGCGGTAATTCGCTTCCCCATTTATTAAGTTCGTATGTTACTTCTTCGCGGCTTATATCGGTTAGCATCATACCGAAAAGGGCGTTAATCTTGTTTTTGTACTTCATATAGAAATATTCGTCGCCGAATTCAAGTTCGCACTTTACGCGAAAAAGTTCAAGAACATAGTCGCGGTATTCTTGGCACAATTGCCCTTTTACTGTGCGTATGCTGTCGATAACGTCTATATAATCATAATCGTATTGCGCTTCGATAATTGCCGCGTCTATGTCACAGATAACCATACGTACGACGGGCGCTTTGATTACCCGCCCGTTATCATACCAATATTGTGCGTTCGCTTTGGGCGGCATTGATTGGCATTTATTCTTTGCGATATACGGGAAAAATACGTTGGGCTTAAGTCGCACGTTATACATGACTATGTGCATTATTACGGCGTCGCCGTGGGTGTATAGTTCGGGTAGACTTTCAATGCGGCATTCGGCGCGGTCGTGGGCGAACTTCCCGACGGGATAATCCCCCGTTACCATTTCATAGGGGTATGACGATTTTTTGTCACGGGAACGCATACAAGCGGGTGCGCCGTCGCTGTCGTTGCCTAATAGGTCGCCCGCATACAACACGTTTGCGTGGGTGTTGCCGCCGCGGGTTGCGGCTTTACAAAGTTTATATTCGTAGTCGCTCAATTGCGTATCGCGGAAAATAAACGCGTTCTTGGGGTTCGCTTGCACGCGTTCGCGGGCTTCACGCCGTACGTAACCCGTGGAAGTTTTCGGAATTGTGGCAAGGTTATCCCCGCCCGTTTCCATTAAATGCGAAATTGCTTCGTGCAATCCTAAAACATCGTCGATACAGTATAGCAATTCTTCGTCGCTTAATTCGGTATCGGGGTAGCGTTCTTTTAAGTAGTCAAAGCCCGTGCGCTTTCCGTGTTCAACGTTTTCATTAGTACAGAAAGACGAAAGCGACATATTGGAAAGTTTCCAAGAACAGCGGAATTCGTGCCAATCATTACCGATAAAAGAAATTGGCACGCGGGGCTTTACAGCGAACATATTCGAAATTGAAAGGATAGAACGCAAAAACTGAAATTCAAAGCCCAAGTTATGAACGTACCATATTAGGCGGCGCTTCTTACGTAATTTGTAGCGGTCGGCAAGTTCTTCAATAAACTTGATAAAATCCGCCCAAGTGCGCCCGATATAGACGTCACGTTGTCGCCCTTGCGTATCGCCTAAGCAGACTTGCCAAATATACATTATTGCTTTCGGTTCTGTGTCGCGCTCTATAATGGTTGTTTCAATGTCAAACGTGCCAAAAATATCAAGATAGCCGCCCACGACGCCCACGCGGGAAAATGGGCGTATAGGGTCGGCGGGGTATTCATTAACGACGATGCTATCTACGCCGCTTTTCAATACTTTCATACAGTTTGCTTAATTCGTTTCGTACTGTCTTAAAATCCATACCCGATGACGGCGGTATCACGTCAATTTTTCCCGCGTCACGTGCCCGCTCTAATTGCGCGAAAATGTCGTATTGTCTGAATAAATATGCCATGCGGTCGCGGTCGCTTTCCGTGCCGTACATGTAGCCATGTATAAGTTCTTCGACTTCTTCGCCCGAATAGCCGCCGTAAACATCTAAATAATCCGATAGACCGCTGTTGCCCATGAACTTTAGAAAGCCGCGCAATTCGTCGTCGCTCATGTCTGCCGCTTCGGGGAATGAATAACGGAAACTGTCGAAGCGCTTGCGCTCAATTGAACGCTGTCCTTTTATGGTAGTTTCGGGCGACGCTACAAACGCCCGAACGCGCAAGGCGTAGTGATATGATGCCGCGCCAATATCGCCCTTTGCGCGGGCGTATAGGTCTTTTGGTAGTGTAAAGGAATTGCGCCCCGTCGTTTCGAAGTATTGCTGTGTTGTGTCGTAAACGTTGCCGTAATCATAGCCGCTGTTTGCCAAGTCGCGCAAGCGTCTGTTTGCAATACGCTGTAAGTCGCGCGTTATCTGTTTTAATTCGTTTCGTGCGCGGGTTCTCGATGCCTGCGACGCCCCCTTTGATTGCATTATAAATAAGTGGCGCAAGCGTTCCGCACTTGGTACTTTTGTAATTGCCATGTTTAGCCCCTTTCGAATAATGTTCCGTATTCAACAACAATGCCCGTTCCCGTCCGTATGTCAAAAGTGATAGGCAATTCTTTACCATATAAGAACGCCCATTGCTTAAGCCTGCGTTCAAGGTACGCGGCGCTGTGGTGTTGGTCTACGTATTTACATATCGCGCCATACTTGGCGTATAGCACTTTTATGTCACTTTCGTATCGCTCAAATTCGCCGTTGCGTGTCTTAATTAGAACTGTTCTTTTTTCTCTTTTTTCCATTGTCTTAACTTCCTTTTCATGTATTCTGCTTGCGGTAAAAATTCGTAGTAGTATTCGTGTCCCATTTCGCGACAATATTCGTATGCTTCGCGTTCGGTTGCTACTTCAAAACTTTCAGTATTGAAGCGGTCGTTAGTTTTCTTCTTCACTATCCACATTATCAATGCCCCCTATTCTGTCGATTGCGTCGTTGATGCGTTTGTGTTGGTCGTGCCGTGCGGCTATTTCCATTACTATATAAACAAGGCAACCCAAAAGGCAACCCGTCATTAGTCCCAATATAGCGCCAACAAGTAGTTTAAAAATTAAATCCCACGTCATATTAAAAGTCCCTTTCCGTATTAAAGTCGCGTTCTTCTAATGCCATGTAATAGGATAAAACGCTATCCATATTGTACACATAGACGCTGTTTTGTCGCGTCTTAATTTCGACGCGGGGCGGGTCGTTGTACACACGCAACGTTACATTAGAAAATGTTTCTCTGCGCGACGCGCCCTTTAATTGTAGTTCGACTTCGTTACAATAGTTCTGTTGATAGATTTTTTTCGGTCTGTTCGGCTTCTCATTATAGACCATGCTTGCCACCTTTCCGCGTTCAACGTTGAACGCTTACATGAATTATTAAGTTCGTGCGATTACCTCGCAATAATATTATACCAAAAAATCTATTGACAATGTGCACAAACTTTTTCTGTTATTTTTGTGCAATTTGACTATTGACACGTTCCGTTCAACGTTGAACGCCGCGGGGGAATTCGCAAGTTTTTGCGAGTGCGGCGGCGACTT